GTCATCATGACTACTTACGCCGAAGTTTGTGAGTTCCTCGAAGAGATTAGTGAAGTTTCGGTAACGATTGAAGATGATCTTACGGTCTTCAAACATACCCATGATTCCACGGAAGCGTGCCAACTTATCTGCACGGAATCCTTTGACTGGATGCCAAATCAAGTTGTAGAGACCTTCGTTATTGAGGCAAACCCGCTTGAAGTCTGCTTCCAGGGATGCCTGATACTGGACAGCTTCTGACCAGATGTCACACGTTGAGTACGTGGGGAAGTAATTGCCATTGGCATCCTGCCCAAGTACAGACCAGTCGTTAAGAAGCTCTTTCATCGCATCAAGCTTTTCAAGGTTGCCCATCACCCTGATCCGTCTGTAGTCGATGATGTGAATCCGATCCTCAATACGGCCACCCAAAATCATGACGGTGTAGTCATTCTTTTCTTTGGTGCCAGCTGAAAGATCGACACCAACGCCAAGTGTGTCAAACTCCGTTGCAATCTCTGCTTTAACAATCAGTTCTGGTGCAAGAGAAAGCTCGTTCTGGCGAACGATCTGATTCATGTACTGGAAGGAGAAAGCAATCGGTGCCTGCCGTTTCTTTTCCCTTAGGTAATCCAGAGACCACATTTCAGGCCAATAAGATTCTTCGTCACCTGTCTTCGGATTGTTAAGAATTGCTGACAAAACAATCTGACTCCAGTTGTTCTGTTCGTTAAAAGTAGTGGCATGAATGTCGTCATGTCTAAAGCGAGTACCAAGGCAAATCGCCCTGGCGCCTTCAAACATGGTTGGTGCAATCACCGCGTTCCAGTTGTCCTGCATCTGTTTTCTGATGTCAGGATTAGAGATGTCCGCAGCTGATTTGATGGCGTCATCAATCATGACCAGGTGCGAACGCTTTGAGGTCACGGAACCCTTTAGACCTGCGGCACAGAGCGTAAATTGCTCATCACCAGTGGTATCAATACCAGCAAATTTATGATCAATTGACCAGTACTCATTACTGGTGACGTTCTTCATTAGACGGACGGAAGGAAAAACTTCCTGGTACCGTTTGCTCTCAATAATGCGCTTGATGGTTGCTGATTTAGAACGTGCGATATCAACCGTGTATGACAAATAAAGAATCTGCAGTGGCATCTTGGCATGTGTATGGATGCCAATAGCCCAGGCTGTTAGCAGACCTAAGACTGTTGATTTTGCTGATCCACGGGGAGCAAGCAGGTCAACATTGGGACCAGCAATCTTGATTAAACAACTACTGTCTTCATGTGTGACGAAATGCCGGTGCCAATCCATGTGATGGGTGGCAGGCGGTTTATCTGCTACATACTCACAGAAAAAACCAAAGTCTTCACGAGCCCTCTCAAGGTCTTTTGCGTTCTTTGGCTTTTTGATTTGTTGATTACGTGCTGCAGCCCGCGCATTGCGACGATAAGCAAGGTGCGTATAACTTGGCACGGAAATAAGACAGCTAGTTACTTGATGCTATCTTATTTTTCTTCTTTTTGTTTTTTATACTTCCGAGCTTTATCAAGGGCAGCTTTACGCTTCTCCTTGTCAGTCATCTCGGTACCGTCTTCTTTCTTGGCTTCTTTCTTCTTGAAGTGTTCAAGAAGTTGAGGGGGCATCTTACCTTTTGCCATGATTATCCTTGTACAGGGGTGGGTTGTTGTTTGCCAGAGGTTCTTATTTGGTTAAGAACATCTTCAAATTCTTTCTTTTTAGGAGCTTCTTGCAAAGCTTCTTTCATGTTGGTGTTTTGCCCCGCACCCATTGTCTCAACTGTTTTTTATATTTTACAACTAATTTATTTATTCTTCCAGCTGCATCCTGGCCCATACGCTCATCGTTGCTTCTTCCAGGGGAATCTCAATAGGATCATCTTTGAAGATAAACATGAGTTCACGGATCGCACGATCAGCACCAGCCATTAATAACCCCTTGCGATCCTTAAGGGCTGTGAATTTTTCTACCTGGTCGATATGACCACGGATTTCTTTTTGCATTGATGCAATACGAGCGACGCCTGCATCACGCTTAACAACGCCATTCTCCACGTCTTCACGGAGTTTGCGTACGTCTTCCTGCATCTCGTCGATTTCATACAGGAGTTTTTTGCGATGATCAGGCTTGTGGTAATTATCTTTTACCCAAAGATCACACGCAGTAATGGTTCCCTTGTAACCAAGGAAACGGGAGTAGAGATAAACTTCGATAATTGAATAATTATTTGACGCAAACGCACAAAAAGATTCCTGGGTTGACGCATCGAGGTTGTCAACCCAAGTATCAAATAACTCAATATCGATAAGCTCGTTGGGCCTGACCGTAGTCTCTGGCTTCGTCCTTTTCCTTGAACTGCTGTTGCTGCTCAGAGGAGGTTCGCTGCTCTTCAGCTCCTTTGCCAATGGTTTCTCGTTCCTGTTCACCGGCAGTCTCCGCTTTCTTCTTGGAAAATTCGTAAGCCACGCCAGCAGCTTGCTTGTACTTCTCTAAATCAAACCAATCATCAGGATTGGCTGGAGTAGCAGGAGTGCTGGTCATGACTTATGAATCCTACAAGAAAAAATCAGAAGTTGCTCATCATTTGAGCAAGGCCGGTAGCAAAGATGTCTTTACGACCTTCTTGAGACTTTTGGGTTTGCTGCTTCATTTTGGAAGCTTCCAGCTTGCCGAGGAGTTGCTCGAACTCGCCCAGGTTGAAAGCAGAAGGCCCGTATTCTGACTTAGCAAGTTCAGACTTAAGTTGAGCCTTTTCGTCATCACTTAAAGGAGCACTGTTAATTGCTGAAAGCTTTTCTGCGTAAGTAGCCATCTGTTAAACCTCAGGAGAGAACGGGGGACATTGGCTCTTCTTGAGCCTCTTTCTGTGCGGCGTTAATGTTCGCCTTTTGTTGCCTCTTTGAGGCTTCTAAACGGTTAAGCAGATCTTCGAACTTATTGATATCGAAGGGTTCTGCTGCCGCCGATGGAGCACCGGTGGAGAGCATATCGATCAGGAACCGAGACTACATTAATTATAACAAGCTAACTTTTAAAAACTAAAAGTACCAATCAGGGAAGTATAGATGCCGCCTTCTTTCTGGAGTTTGGCAACTTCCTTGGCGCCTTCGTTCTTCAACTTTTGGGTTTCCTTATCGATGTTACCTTGCAAGTTGGTAAGACCTGCACTGTAGATATACTTTTTAGTTTCTTTGATTGCATCAAGGTTGGCTTCAATTTCACCTGCAGTTCCAGTGAAGGACTCCTGGAATTCAGGTAAGTTGACACCCGTCTCTGCAGCAAGGTCACCTGCGTAGGTGGGCATCAAGCTCTTATTAAATTTGAAGTCGTATGTTTTGGTGCCAGCCGCATCTTTCTTGGCTTTGCCAAACATCGTCTCGTAGTAGTTATCAAGATAGCTCTTATTGAACTTCTCTTGATACTCATCACTCATCTTGAGGGTTTCTTGTAAATCCCCCACAGACTTGTAATAACCCGACTTGAAACCTGCTTGCGCTTCCGCCAGCTGTTCTTCGGTTGGGCCTTTGCCAAGATACTGTTTGTACGCCGATTCAATCTGACCTTTTTGTTGACCGGGTTGAATTTGCGTTAGGTAGTAATCGGTAATTTCCTGGAGAGCACCGGTCTTTGGTGCCAGGTCATACTGAGAGGCGTAGTCTTTTAACTGAGCCTGAGCTTCGGTGTAGCTAAGAAGTCCGGATTCAAGTTGCTTTTGAACCGTTGATTTAAAAGGATCAAACGCCGCTTCTGCCGCTGCAATTTTCTCAGCTTCCTTTTTAGCTTTAGCAGCTTCTGCTTCTGCAGCTTTTTGGTCTGCTTTCTGAAGCTGCTCGAGCTGATACTTCTTCAGCGCGTCGCCGTACGGATCTTTTGGTTGTTCGTAGGTGACCGTTGTACCGCCACCGCCGCCGCTACCGCCGCCCATAACTTACCTCCTTAACCTGCAAACATTGCATCGACGTTAATCGGTGCAATAGGACCAAACATACCAGCCATTGCACCTTGAGAAGCGGCAAGACGCTCCTTCAACGCTTGACGGTTGGCAAAACGTGCAGCTTCCTTAGCAGGACCAGACATTGCCCGATCCATTGCACGACGCCAATCTTCTGATTCACCAGCGCGTTGCATGCCGCGCAACTCACCAAATTTAAATTTCTCTGCTTCTTTCTGACGCTCAAGTTCCCTAGGAGCAGCAATCAGTTCACCAAACTGCATGCCAAGTAAACCTTGTGCAGCCTGGAGAGCACGAGCATTCGTCTGCTGCTGTGCACCAAAGTTCGCAGCTGCTACTTGGTTGGCAATAGAAGCAGCAGTTGCTTCTTGCTGTGCTTTAGCTGCTGATTGGCCGCCAAAAAGACTTGCGCCAATACCAGCTACGCCTAGTACAGCTGTAAACGGATCAATGATCATACCTCCTCCTTTTTTTGGTCCAAAAGCGGAGTCTGTAGTTCCAGAAAGGTAACTAGCAGGATCCGTGATGAGCGCCATGGTTTTATTTTAAAGCCTTAACACTTAACTGAAGTATCGAGTAGAAGGCCGTTCGTAACCCATGCCGGGCATACTGTAAGCAGATGATTGAAGACCTTGAGCAAGAAGTTGATTTGCTGCGCCTTGACCGGCGAGCATAATGTTGCTTCTAATTTGAGCAGGTACTGCAAAAGCCTGCATGACTTGCCCAGGTAATTCAAACATCATCTTGTAAGGAGCAGCTTGTTTCATCTGCTCTTTCTGAAAAGTTAAGAGATCTTCCAGGTGGCCTTTTCTTAACTCAGATTGAATTTTGGGATCGTATTGCTTCTTAATAATTTCCGTAAGAAGACCTTCGAATCCAGTACCTGCACCTGCAGGAGAAGAAGCCGCTAAGGCTCCGGGATCAGTAAAGGTTTCTTGGGCAGAACCAAAGCCAAACCCAGGTGTTTTGGATTGGATATCTGAATAAGTAAATTTAGGAAATGCAAATCCCATGATTACCCCCGGTAGGAGAAGGCAGACTGGGCATAAGGATTAGCTGCGGTCATCATGGTACGAACCGTCGCACCTGCTTCGGACTGAGCACCACCTGCAAGCTGTGCGGTGTACATCTGACGATTAAGGGCGCCAGTGATTTGACCCGTTTGTTGATTCAGCTGCATCTGACGCTGCATTTCAGCATTACGGAACTCGTTCTGAATCGGCATCATCTGGCGAGCAATATCAACTTGGCTCTGACCAGTGATGCGAGAAAGTTCAGCAATACGTGCTACATCAGCATCAGAGAAACCAATGCCGGTTCCAGTGCCAGGGATAAGGCCAGGGGAACGGCCAGCCTCTCGTTGGGCGCCGGTCACCGCTTGCGTTGCAGCCTTCGCAGCGCCGCCAAGAAGATTCTGTGCCGCAGTACCCAAACCGCCACCAATTGTGGAGCCAAGAGCAGAGCCGATCAGCATACCTGGTGCTCCACCAACAGCACCCAAACCAGTGCCGATTACGCCTCCAAGGCCAGTACCAACAGCACCACCAATATTAGTAGGATCAGCAGCCAGCGCTAAGCCACCGGCAAGAAGAGGCATATAACGACCGGCAAGCGCTTTAGTACCACCGATTTTCTGATATCCCTTAGATGCTTTCTCGCCAACAACACCCAGGCCTTGTTGAGCTGCACTAAGAAACTGCTCAAAGCCACTCCCACCGGGATTGGCGTACATACTGGTTTTAGGAGTAATTTGACCAAGCGGACTTGAAGGCCCCTGCATCCCATCCGTAGGGAATTGGTAATTAGCCATTCTTCTGCAAATTCCTATTTAAATTAATTTTACCAGCCTACATGCCTTGCTGGTATTCCATCGTTGAAGGTAATTTTTCAGGATTATTGTTCATCGAAGCAACTGCATTATTAATCATGTTGCCTGTCAAAGCGCCAGCTAAGGAACCAGCAAGAGTAACTGCTGCCTTAGTACGGGTGCTCATTGGCTTACCAGGACGCAAAATCTGTTGAGAACCAATGGTTTCGACAATCTTCTCAGTTGGTTTAGTTACTTGACGAGCCGCAAGGCCGCCTCCAACTAAAGCACCCGCTGCTTGTAGGCCAACCGGGAATCCAACAATACGTGCTTCTGGATAACCCTCAATATTCTCCATCGTTCCTTTAACAATACC